TCATCTTCTTCTGCTGTCGAACTTTCCGGGTCATCTTTCTTTTCTCCAGCCTCTTGCTCTTCAGGTTGCTCTGTCTCAAGGGTAGGGCAGTTGTCATCACCGTATGAAAGTCCCTTTATATTATAAGGATTATCATCTCCTACCTTTTTAATATCAACTTCTGATTCTTCAAATCCACCTTCTTTAGTTGGTCCTCCAGGTTGGATATCTGCATCACCAACATTGGCATTCTTATCACCAACTGTTTGAGATTCTAAATTCTCGGCAACAACAGTAGCCTCTTTACCAAGGTTACCATATACCTCACCGAGATCCTTAAGGTCTTTTGTTTTAGCCATGCTAATATTTATGTCAGTTGGTGGCAAAAACTAGTAATAGTTGTAAAATAAAATTAAGCGATTAAATAAGCATAGTCTATGTCAAAAAAAGATACAGGTATGTTCTATATGGGTAATGATAATTTACCCAATCGTAACTGGCAAGGAGAATATACTCCAGATAAAATTAAATCTCTTAAAAAAGCTCAGAAGAATATTTTGTATTTTGCTGAAACCTTTTTTTATATAGTTAATCTAGATGCTGGTAGAGAAAAAATTAAGCTATACCCTGCTCAGAAGAAAGCATTAAGAGCAATGAGAGATAATCGCTTCTATATTTTGTTAGCTTCTCGTCAGATCGGTAAGTCTACACTTATGACAATCTATCTCTTATGGCAAGCATGCTTTCAAAAAGATCAGCGCATACTTCTCGTTGCGAACAAAGAAGCAACTGCTATAGAAATTTTTTCTCGAGTTAGAATGGCTTACGAAGAGCTACCTAACTGGTTGAAACCCCCAGTAAAGGAATATGCAAAGACATCAATGACATTAGAAAATGGCTCACGTATTGGTATCACAACTACTACTGGTACAGCAGCTCGTGGACAATCTGTAAACTGCTTAGTGGTTGATGAGATGGCGTTTATCGAACCTCATTTAGTAGATGAGTTCTGGAAATCAGTCTTTCCTATTATTTCGTCTTCCAAAAAATCAAAAGCATTTGTATGCTCGACAGCTAATGGTACACAGAATTTATTTTATAGGCTCTATAATGGAGCTGAAACGGGGGAAAATGGTTGGGCTCATGGAAGAATAATGTGGGATGAGGTACCCGGTCGAGATGATGCGTGGGCAGCTACTACAAAACAAACGATTGGGTCTGATGAAGCTTGGCGTCAAGAGTTTTGTTGTGAGTGGATTAATTCTGGTGAAGCTTCAATTGATGATGCTTTATATGAAATGATGGAGCGTCAAATATGTGATCCTAAAGTTATACTAGATGATGGTTGCTATAAAGTTTGGGAAGAAGCGCAAGAGGGTAGAATATATGCTGCTGGTGTTGATACAGCGGAAGGTGTAGGAAAGGATAGCTCTATTGTTCAAATGCTTGATATTACTGATCCAGCCGAAGTAAGACAAGTAGCTGTATATCGTAATAATAAAATCTCTCCAATGGAGTTTAGTAATAAAGTTTATAATATTCTTCGTAACTATGGCTCACCATTAGCATTAGTTGAGCGTAATAATTGTGGCGCTCAAATAGTTGATCGGCTTGCATATGATATGAGCTATCCAAAGTTAGTTTCATATGGTAACAAAGCCGCTCATAGAAAAAAACGTATGCAGGGTATGATTGCTCACACCAATACCAAACACCGAGGCATTATTAACATGCGTTATTGGATGAACGATCTTAAATCAATTGTCATGCGAGATGAAGAAACTTTACATGAGCTTCGAAACTTTGTACGATATCCAAACGGTACTTGGAAAGCCAGACATGGTTGTCATGACGATCTAGTTATGGCTTTAATGTATGGTTATTACATTTTAGATAACGAAATATGCGAACAATACTTTGAAATTATCGAGAAGGATGATACTGGGCGACCAAAGACTATCGAACCGTTAGATTTTGGAGTATCCTTATTTGAAGACCCCACATCAATTTATACTGATAATGAAGTTACAGGGGGTAGTCCAGATCTTAATCCGGTTTATTGGGGCATGACAAATAGTGATGATAATGATATGGGTGATGATTATTATGATCTAATAGATCAAGGATTCACACAACTCTAGATTAAATAACAGTATGGCTGTAAACCAAAATAATCAATCATTTCTTAATAAAGGTAGAGCCGATAAGTTTACTCTTGTTTTCTCTGTACCTCCAGCTTTACGTAAGATTGATTCAAAAACTGATAGGCAGACATACAATGTTAATGAAGATTCTTTTCAGTTTTCTGTTTATGGAGCAGTTGTACCTACCTTAGATGTTCCAGCATTGCAAATACCATACGCTGGTTCAAACTTATATAACTCAACTCATGCAAGAGAGCCGTTTCCTCCCGTTACAGTCGATTTTACTATTGACAATGGGTTTAACAATTATTGGGTGCTTTACAAATGGCTTAATTTAATGCATGATGAGAAAGAAGGATTGTATGATGCTGCAGATTTAGTTACTGATGAAGATTTTAAAAGTTATCAGACTGATATGACATTGTTCGGTTTAGATGAGTTTAATAATAAACGTATTGAATTTACATATACAAAAGCTTTTCCAGTAACTTTAGGAGAAATACAATATAACTACAGAACAGCTGAGGAAATTACTTCATCGATGACTTTTGTCTATTCACAAATTCACTCCAAACTTATTAACTACTAAATTAAAATAGTTACAGATTTTTGTCCGGAAAAGCATAAATAATGATATGGCTAAACCGACAATTCAATCCCCAGGTGTTGAGATTCGTGAAAGTGATTTATCGCTACGTACTGCTCAAACCGGAACTACAACTTACATAGCTGGGTTTGCCTCAGAAGGACCAACTGATGAAGTTGTTGGACTTGGAAATATTTCCGAGTTCGAACAAATCTATGGTGCTCCAAAGACCCCAGCAGAAAGATATTTCTATCACTCAGCACGCGCTGCTCTTAACTCTAGCGGATCGCTACTAGTTAACCGTCTTCCTTATGGTGGAGGTACTGGTCAAGGATTTGGCTCAAAAGTAAGTGTTCTTGCTTATCCAGCAGTGGTTTATGATGAAGTCTCCGAAGCTATCCAACCCTCATATGAACTTTCTGGCACAGGTACTTATGTATTAGGTCAACCAACCCAGTTTGAAATTACCAATGAGCAATACGTAAAACTTAAAAGCGGTCAATTGTTTGATTTTGGTAACACACCAAGGTTAGGCAACGCTTTATCATCTGTCAGTGAATTGAGCGGTGCAGCGGTAATTGTTGCCAATAAAGGTCAAACAGTAATTGATAATCAATTCAGTGGATATTATGTTGGGTTAACAGATAATACTCTGTTAAACCCAGCATCAAGTTTTGAATCAGTACGAAATGTCTTAACTGTAACTACTTCTGCGTCTGATACTGGTACATCAACATTTACAGAAGTACCAGCATCACGATTTGAATTCTCTCTTACAGCTACACCAGAATTTGGCGATAATCCTGCCAACGGTTCGATTTCTCAAGTAATGGAAGATCGTATTGAAGGATACGATATCGGAGCACGTGAGTTTGATGATGCTCTAAATGTTGGTGTATTTAAATTACGTCAGTCAGTGTTTTCAAAAGAAGCTAATAAACTTGATTATCTTCTTGAGGAGGGTTATAATTCTTCAATTGGCAAATTTCGTCAACGTAATTCAGAAAATGGTGGTGCGCAAGTCAATTTTAGTTTAGATACAATTGAAGAGAAGTCTCGTAATATTGATGTTATAGTTAATCCTTTTGTATCAGATGCTACTAAAGGAGTACAGCTTAACGCTGACGGTACACCTAAACATAAGATTCGAGTCTTTTCAAATGCACTATCTGCAGCAGTGACACAGAGTCAAATTTTATCTAGTGCATCGGGATTACCGCGAAATTTCTTTGCTCTCTCTGCATCAGGATCAGCCAATCGTACAGAAAATCTTATTTCAAGAGCTGATAATCTTGTCCCACTAGGTAGTTACGGTGATGTTGATCTTACAACAAAGCAAATTGGTAACATTCCAGGTAAGCTTGATCGTGCTCTTGATCGGATTCGTAATGATCGTAAGTTTGATATTAGTATAATAGCTGAAGCTG